AGCTTCAAGATGAGGTTATTCAAAATGCAGATAATATTTTACCTTCAATTGATATTGATGAAATGTTAAAAGATACAGAGGGTTACTTGTTAAATCTTGGTTTATCGTTCTTAACAGAACACATTGACGAGATTGAAAAAGGTGCTGAACAAGGGCAAAAGTTTGCAAAAGAGGTATTAAAGAAAAGTGGCTAATCAAGCAATTACAATCGAAAGAAACTTTAATTTAAATAAAATTACATTGGATTTGACAAAAGAATTAAATCGCTCTGCACAAATAATTAAAACAGATCACTTTGAAAGATTAGAGAGTGGTCAAGGCGTAAAAAGTGCATTGGTTCCTTCAAAGAAAAAAAGTGGTAAAACATTAGTCAATACCGGTAAAATGAGAAATCTTGTGATTGAAAGAGCAACAAAACAAAAGCAAGAAGCAATTGTACATCCCGGAAGAAAACAACGCTATCCAAACTCAAAGGTTACGATGGAAGATGTTGGTGCTTTTCATCAATCTGGAGCGGGTAATTTGCCAAAAAGAGAATGGTTCGGTATTACACAAAAAGCAGAAAAAAGAATTATTAAGATGGTAGAGTTAGAAATCGAAAGGCAAATAAAACGTGCCTAATCTACAAGCAACTATATCTAATCAACTATCTGCAACAGCAGCACAGACTACATTGTCAATTGAAGAATTAGTTTCTACAATGAGGTCACAAGGCATGGCAAACCAAGCTATACGTCAAACATTGTTAAACGATCTAAACTCTGGTGGTCAATTGTTTGGTTCGTTTAGAAATAAATTAAAGAATACTGTTAAGAATGGCGTCGAGCTAAACGCAAAAGATGCTGTTAATACTGAATACAAAGATGCCGGAGTTCAGAATTTCCAATGGATTTCTGTTGGCGATAATAAAGTTTGTATTGATTGTGAAGAAAGACACAGGGAAACAGGTACTCTTGAGTTCTTTGAAACAATAGGATTACCGGCTTCTGGATTTAGTGTATGCCAAACAAATTGTCGTTGTCAAATAGTACCACAAGACTACAAAGGCGAAAACCTTGATAAACCATTAATTAAAGATAAAAAGCAAAACCCATTATTACGTAATATGGCGGGAAAGCACAATTCTATTGAAGATGCAGACAAATGGATAAATAAAAATCTTGGATTAAAATATAGTAGCTTAAAAAATTTAGATTTAAAAACCAGAAATAAATTAAATAAAACTTTTAAAAAACATTTAGATAATAATGCAAAAATAAATTTACGACAAGTATCAATTAGACCTATAAAAGGCACAATGTTAGCATACGCAGATAAAGCAAATGGTTTAGTTATAAATTCAAAAACATTTCTTTCTAACCCTAAATTTATAAAAGATAAATTAAGTAAATCTGTTAAAAATGGATGGTTCCATAGAGGTTCAAGTAACTTTGAGTCAGTAATTAGTCACGAGCTTGGACACAATTTATCTTTTAAACATATAGATTTAAAAGGTAAAAAAATAATTGTAAAATCACCTATTGGTCAAAAATTAAAAGATTTGCACAGCGAATACACTAAAGATATGATTGCAAAGAAAAATGCATACAATAAATCTTGGATAGCAAGTGGCAAATCACTTGAAGATAGGGCAAAATATTGGAAAAACCTCAAAGGCAATGAAGCAAAAATTTATGAAGAAATATTTGGTAAAGATTTTATTTCTCAATATGGAGGTACAGACATAATGGAATGGATTGCCGAAGCGTATTCAATGGCATATCATACGTCTAATCCTTCAAAATATGCTTTACAAGTGAGAAGATTATTAGATGGATAATTTTAAACAAATAGTAACAGAACCAATATGCTTTTCTTGTAAACATTTAAACGTGTTAAATGTTGATACTTTTACTTGCAAAGCTTTTAAAGATGGAATACCAATTCAGATAATCAATGGAGAGAATAATCATAATAAACCATTTAAAGGTGACAATGATATTCAATTCGAGCCAATTAAGAATTAACTAACTCAAACAAGAGGTTAAAATGAGTGAAGAACAGAAAGTCGAAGTCGAGGACGTAAAACACGACACCGCTGATACTGCAAGTGAAGAAAAGCAGCCCGTCAACCAAGTTCCGTATGCACGATTTAGTGAAATGGTGGACGAAAAAAACACGTTAAAAGTAGAACTCGATGCGTTAAAGAAGAACGCTTCGGAAGATGCTGAAAATCGCAAACTTAAAGAAATGGAATCAAAAGGCGAATACGATAAGATTATGACCGAAATGAATACCAAGTACGAAGTTGCGAAAAAGAAGGCAGATGCTTTTGATGAGTACCAAGTAACTAAACGAGAATCATTGCTCGAGAAGTTAGAAGAAGAAGATCGTGCAATTTACAGTGAGCTATCACTTAACAAGTTGGAAGCTCATGTTGAAAAAGTCACAACGAAACCTTCACCGGCTTCGGTTGATAATTCAAAACCAACATCAACAGGCGGATACGCATCTTTTGAAGAATGGGCTTCGGTTGATCCCGAAGGCTACAAGAGAGCAAATACGCCACAAAACTCTGGGGATATAAAGATAGGTTATGGCGGGTAATATATTCAAAGACAAACTTGATCCTAATAATGACCTTCAACATAAAACAGTAGATGGAGGGAAGGACATTGATTGTACTTATAAAGGTTCTTCTGTCACGTATGACGAATATCTTGATATTCATGAAGAACGTGGGGAGCGAGTACAAAAGGGCAAGAAACCAGACAGCGTTGGTGTTTTTAGTGGATTTGGGCCGGGGACGTTGAAGAAGCCGTATGATGACTAAACTTTTAAATAAATTAAAAAGGAGTTAAGCTCATGGCTTTAACGAATACGTCAACTGCTGCCGGTGGTCTGGGAAGAACCATTGGTGACGCAGTCATAGCGTTTAATCATAGTAATGTAATGTATCCACTTGTAACTGTAAAACAAGCAGCAAGAGGATCAAATCACGTTCAATTTTCTGATTGGACAAAACTTACCTCTGGTAATGTAACTGCTGCTACACAAGCAACAGCAACAACTGCGGTGGCAATAACAACTGCTGCACGTACTGCAACAATCTCTGAACACGTTATCGAATCACAAGTAAGTGACCTCGTAATGATGGGTTCTGGCGATGATGTTGAAGGACAAGCGGGGCCGGCACTTGGTAATGCAGTAGCTGCAAAACTTGATGACGACCTTGTAGAACTTGGTAAGACCTTTTCACAAACTGAATGTGGAGCGGGTAACTCTTTAGCTTTATCTCATATATTTGGCTCAATGCGTCAATTGAGAGCAGCCGGAGCACCTATGCCTTACAATTTGGTACTTTCACCAAAACAGGTTTGGGGTGGAAAAGGAATTATCTCCTTACTACATAACACCGCATTAGATACTGCGGGTTCAAGTACAACCGATACTGCAACTGCACGTCCGGTTGGAATGATGGGCGCAAAAGGCGAAGAAGCTTTCCAAACAGGATTTGTTGGAAGCATCGCCGGATTTAACGTGTATTGGTCAGACCAAACTGATGAAGATGTCAGTTCTGGCGGAGACGCAGCCGGTTTTGCATTTAGTAAAGGTGCAATCGGTCTTGGTGTTGGTGCTGAAGGTTTATTCCGAGTACGTACACAAAGAGAAGAATCAGAACGTATGACAAAGTATGTCTGTACAGGGTTCTGGGGACAAGTTGAAGTAAAAGATGCTTATGGTGTCTATATTTTATCTGATGTCTCATAATTAGTTATTAATTAACTAAAAACGTGATGGGCGGGAGCAATCCCGCCTAATCGCAAAGGAGTTTATTATGAATAAATATTTTAAAAAGCCTAATGGCGTAATTGTTGAATACAACGAAAGAATACATGACATTAAATCTCTTGAAGATAGATTTGAAGAATGTAATGCAGACGGAAGTAAGCCAGAGCCAAAAAAAGCAAAAAAAGATAAAAAAGATAAATAATTTAACCAATATGCCCATGAGAATGACCGCTCGGCAAGGCATTTAAAGGAGAAACAATATGTCAATGAGAGAATATGGAGTTGTAGAAGCTCAAAATTTAGCGATGGGACAAGCCGGTTCAATATTTGTAAACGGCACAACCGCAGTCACTTGTGGTGCGGGTTCTGGAGTATTTATCGCAATTCAATTTACAGAAGATACAGTATTTGCTTCTGGTAGCGGGGGACTTGTCGCTGAAACAGAACAATTGTTTCCAGACGATACAGGCACAGGCACGTTAATAGATGCCGATGGTGGTGCTGCAATTGATGGCGAAACATTCCCACAAGGAATGACAATTTATGGAAGATTTACAGGATTTACATTAGCATCGGGTGCGTGTATCGCATACGTAGGATAATGTTAAAATTAGGATTAGCCGTCTTAAATGTACCTAACCAGACAGCACGTTTGGCGAGGGATTTATGGCGTAGCATTAACGACACTTGGACGAATGAAGAACGCAAGTGGCAGAATATAATTTAAGGAGAATATTATGGCAGCTTTAGGCGCACAGAGCATCGC